CAAACCCGTGGGATATTGTTTGGGACGGTACACATTTATGGGTTATAGACTTAGGCAATAATTCCGTTTTTAAATACAACACTTCAGGTGTCTATCAGAACGTAAGTTTTTCTGTAAGCGCACAAGAAACAATCCCTAGAGGATTAGCATGGGACGGTACTTATTTTTATGTAGTTGGGAACACGCAAACAGTTTATAAATATAACTCTAGCGGTGTTTATCAAAATGTAAGTTTTTCTGTGTCTGCTAACTCTGGTTCTTATCCTGAAGGTCTTACATGGGACGGTACTAGTTTTTGGTTAATAGGGGACAACGACAGCATCTACAAATATAACTCTAGCGGTGTTTATCAAAATGTAAGTTTTTATGTAGGCTCTCAAGAAACACAACCATCTGGCATTGAATGGGACGGCACTGGTCTTTGGGTAATAGGTTTAGTTGGCGCTTATGCATTTAAATACCAAAACCAAATTGGCATAGTTAATCAAGCAAGCACTCAAGGCAGACAAAACTACACGAGGATTAAATAATGGCTTTACTAATTCAAGCAGACCATGTCTCGCCAACGTCAGCAGCAATCTTCTGGCGCAATGATGAACTCGCTCGGACAGACATAGCCGCCACAGTATCTGATTATCCTAACGCAGCCGCTATCCTAGTTTACCGCGAGGCACTCAGGCAATGGCCTGCTACAAACGAAGCTGGTGAATACATCAACGGCTTTCCCAACACAAGACCGGAGTTATAAACATGGCATTAACAAAAGTAACAACAGGCGTTCTTGCAGATGATTCTGTGACCGCTGCTCTCATAGCAGACGATGCTGTTGGCTCTGCCGCAATTGCAGATGGTGCTGTAGGTACGGCTGCTTTAACATCTACGATAGCCGCTGGTATTCCCACAGCTACTGTTGGGAGCAACGGTAACGCTACGGCTAACACGCACCACTTTGTAAGTGCATCAGGTGTAACACTGACGCTACCTACGCCAACTGTGGGTATGAAGGTTTACGTCACTGTAGGTAACTTTGTGAACACAATCATTGGGCGCAATAGCAGCACCATCGTAGGCTCTGCATCAGACTTAACAATTAACGTAGCTAATATGTCCATAGGACTTATTGGTACTTCAACTTCATCATGGGTGTTTATCTAATGAGTAATCTAACAGACCTAATATCAGCAGGAGGGGGTGGCTCTGCATCATTCCCTACAATCTTTTTAAGCAAGTCCCAGACATGGGTTCCACCACAAGACGGTAACATAATGATTCACCTAATTGGCGCTGGTGGCGGTGGTGCTTGTTCTGGCAATTGGCAAACTAACAGGTCAGGTGGAGGCGCTGGTGGGTACTCACGTAAAAACACTTTAGCAGTAACCACTGGCGGTTCATTCACTTTGTCGTTAGGGGCTTTTGGTGAGCGAGGTAATTATGCTATTGCAACCAATGGTTCTGCTGGCGGCAACTCTACGTTTTCAGGTACTAGCTTGTCCACTATGACTGCTAACGGTGGCGCGGGTGGAACTTCTAGTGCTTCTGCTGGGGGAACGGCCAGTGGAGGCTCCGTCAATTACACAGGCGGTGGGTCATCTGCTTCTTCTGGTGGTGGCGCTATTGGTTTAACAGGTACAGGTCAAACAATGTCTGGACAATGGTACGGTGGCTGGGGTGCGCGGTGTGACATTATTGGAGATTTTTGGTCTTCCAAGATGGGTCAGATAGCTGGTGGTCTTCCTGTCCCAGATTGGGCAAATAATGCGTATTCAATGGGAACGCCTCCTCCTGCCGCTGGCCCTTTGTCTGGTGGAGCTATGGTACGATCTGCTGGGAGCAACAGTCCTACTAGAGGCGGTGACGCTTCCATTGGGGGTGGCGGTGGCCCAGGTCAAGGTAGCGGCCCAGAAAGTTCATATTTTGGCGGTAGAGGTGGCGCTGCTATCTGCGTCATCCAATACATCCCATAAGGATAATACAAATGAAATACAATATTAAAGATGCTGACGGTAACATCACAAATACCATCATTGCAGACGCTGAGTTTGTTGAAGCTAACTTTGAGAATTACGAATTGTATGTTGAGCCTACACCCGCAGAACCTACAGCAGAAGAGACTGCCCGTAACTGGCGTGATGGCGAACTGTCATCCACAGACACAGCAGCACAAACCCCAGACTGGCCTAATCGTGACAACATCCTGACGTATAGGACTGCCTTACGTGACTGGCCGTCTACTGGAGACTTCCCTGACACACGTCCAACTTTAGGAAGCTAATATGATTGTAGAAATCTCAGCAGTAGTTGGTGTACTCAAGACTCTTAACGCAGGCATAAAGACTGTGAAGGAGTCTGGGTCACACCTGTCAGACCTTGCTGGTATTTTTACAAGTCTTACGGAAAGCAAGGTAGCCGTAGAAACGATTGAGGAGGCTTCTAAGCAGGGTGATCATGTACTGACCCAAGAGGAAGCCTTAGAGCTTGCATGGGCTAAGAACGCCATTAGAGAGCGTGAGAAGGAACTCAAGAAGATAACCCCTAGAGAAGTATGGAGAGACATGCTAAACATACAGCATAAGTCTCTAATGGAACACAAGCACAAGCTAGAGAAGCAACGACTAGCTAAACTACGCAAGCAAACTAAAGCAACAGAAGCAGTCAAAACAATCTTAGGTACATCTTTACTAATTGTTGTAGGAATTGCATTGTATTTTTTAATTACTGGAGGTCAGTAAAATGACTACGATTATTACAAAGAACTCAAGCACGGTAGGTGATGTACCTCTGGCTTCCAATCTAGCTGTCGGTGAGCTGGCTATTAACGTAGAAGATAAACAACTTTTTTCTAAGAATGCTGCGGGCAATGTCATTGCTTTAATTGCAGATGTGACAGGCAACCCAAATAATGTAAAAGACTTTGGTGCTAAAGGCGATGGCACGACAGACGACACTGCGGCTATTCAAGCAGTTCTTGACCTACAGGGTCAGGTATATATACCGACTGGTACTTACATTATTAGTTCTTCTCTTAGAGTTAAAAGCAATACTAGATTTTATGGCGATGGTGTAGAAGCTACTATTATTAAAGAAGGTGGTACAGCAGGTACTACGTTAGAGGCTTTTGCTGCTTCTTTAATTGTTAATGACGCTTACTTAAGCGCAGACACCGCTGTTAAAGCGGCAGGTAATGATTCTGTTTGTATTGAAAACATAGGAATCCATGGCAACCGTGCTGTTGCTGTTGCTAATGGTTCTGCTACTTCTACTAACAAAGGTATTGGTGGTGTTTACTTAGAAAACTGTAGTCGCTCACGCATTAGAGATTGTTACTTTAAAGATGGGTGGTCTGGTTTTGTTATTACAGGTACTCGTACAGGCTTCAGTACTCAGTTACAAAATTCTATCTTTGATTGTACTGTTTATAACGCTACATCTTGGTCTAGCAATGGTAACTCTGGTACGCCACGAGGAATCTTAGTTTCTTCTGCTTACACCTACATGCGCGGATGTTCAGTGAACACATCAGCTACTTGTTTCTACATTGGCGGGTTTCAGGTTGTTGTTGATGCATGTAACGCATTTAACTGGACGTATGACAACGGGTGGTATTGTCTAGCTCCTGAACTAGCTATGACTAACTGTCGTGCAGATGGTAACAACTTTGGTAATGGATTTGCTTTAGCTTATTACTCAGGCGCACAGCTTACTAACTGCACCGCTAAAGATTGTTCTAACATGGGCTTTAGACTTCACGCTCCACAAAGAAACACTAACCTTACTAACTGCATTGCAATCAACTGCGGTTATGGCTTTAGAGCAGAGAATAGTCTTTCCTTTACTGGGTCTACTGTTACTTCGGCAAATGAAGTTATTAACGTAGCCCCTACAGGTACAGGTATATCTAACGTCACTGTAAGAATGGTTACGGTAGACATGGGTACGCCAATATCAGGCACATTGTTTACTGCTGATGGCTGGATCAACATGTCTGGCGCTAGTGTTGCTGGCTTTAACGGATCGTTCCCTATCTACAGTGTTAGCGGTAATATTATTAAGTACATTTCAGAAGATGCTCCTGTTGATCCTAATTATTCCACTACTAATAACCCTCAACCTTCTGGCGGCACTCCTCTTGTTAAGTACTGCACCCATGATATCCACTTAAGCAACATTATATCTGACACGTCTGAGCTAGATGGTATTCAGATGTATGAGGCGGGTAATGTTGTAATCAACAACGCTACTATAAGGACTGCCAAGCGTAATGGTGTTGGCATTGAAGACTCAAGGGGCATTACAGTACATAACTCCATGTTCTATGAGACATATCAGTCTGCTATTTTTTCTACAAACTCTCGTAATGTTTGTATTGATAACGTCAAAACTTATGACACTAAAGGTTCAGGAGATAGCGCATCATCTCGCGGTGTTGTGTCTTTCTATCAGACGCAGGGCATTACTGTTACCAATGTTGTAGGCACAAGCTACAAAGGTTGGTGGATTGCACAGTCGCTTACAGAGACTATTCCCTCTACTGGTCTTGTCAAAGACAACTTCCGTACTGACAATCAAGTACAACTTGATCAGACTGCTTACCCTGTCCACTACGAAGGTTCTGGAGCAGGCACACCAGAAGGCGCACGAATTGCTGGCATAGGTTCTGTTTGGTATAGAAACAATGGTGGTTCAAATACTACTTTGTACATTAAAGAATCTGGCACAAGTTCTAGTGGCTGGGTTGCTAAGTAATGGCCCTTGATACAGGTAAAGATTTGATTGACGTAGCTGCTGCCTCTACAGGTGTACTGGCTTTAGCAACGTGGCTTCCACCCACAGCCTCTATATTTACTATAGTGTGGTTAGGTATCCGTATATGGGAAACTGACACTGTTCAGAAATTGTTTAATAAATCTTGACATTCAACTAAAAATAGTGTATAATATATGAGTATTTTAAATAGTTTAATCAGTCCAGTAACTTCTTTATTAGATAAATTTATTGAAGATAAAGACACTAAGAATGCTTTAGCCCATGAAATTAGTACTATGGCAGAGCGTCATGCCTTAGAGTTAGCCAAGGGCCAGTTGGAAGTCAATAAGGTAGAGGCGGCACATAAGAGTCTCTTTGTTGCTGGTTGGAGACCTGCTGTGGGATGGTCATGCTGTTTCGCGTTAACGTACTCTACGCTGATCGCTCCCATCCTAAGTATATGGTTTGTTGTTCCTGCTGTTGATAGCTCCTTGCTTACGACAGTGTTAATGGGTATGTTAGGCCTTGGTGCTATGCGTACAGTAGAGAAGACTAAAAACGTACAGAGAGAGAGTTAATGCCGTTATCTATGGTGGACGAGGATCAGGCCGAGGATCAGGGAGAGTTTGAATCTCTTGAGAGTACTTTCGCGAGCGAAGACCTGTATGGTAACTGGTTTGATGAGACTGAGCGTTCACAGCGTTCTGCTGCTGGTAACACCCCTGAATTAGTATTCCCCACCACAGCCCCTACTGCTGTTGCTCCTGCTGTTACCCCTAAAGCCGACACTATAGTCACACAAGAGCAACTAGGTCGTATGGCAGAGATGGACCTGTCTGGTATTGGCGGGGACGTACTTGGCCTTGGCGATAAAGACATGGTTGGTATGCTAGGCGGCCTCCAGAGAGAGGAACAGTACAACAACGTAACAGCATACAACCCCCTTGGAACAGCCATAGAAGACGCAGTTGTTTACGAAGACCTTAATAGTCCCGAAGCAATAGCTGCTAAAGAAGCGAGAGAAGCAGAGTTAAGTGAGAGCTTACAAGGCTGGGCTGCACCTTTAAAGGAACTGGCTACGTCAGACCCTGATAAGTTCTTAGCAGACTACAGCGCACTATCCCTCACAGGACAGCTTGCCTTCCTAAGAAACGAATTTGATAACGGTGACATGACCGAGCGAGAGTATCAAGATGCCTTCGCAGAGCAATGGAACTCATCAGACAATGCAGGTACGCTACAGTGGGTAGATAAGTACGGCTACCGTCTATACGCACCAGACACTGTTAAACAACAAGGCGGTCAAGACTCTGACGGCCCTATGACATGGTATGAGACGGAGGGTTTGTTTGATGGCCCTATAGATCGCTTAGACCAGTACACGCCTAGAGTTGAAGAGACTTTTAATGTTACAAGTGTCGGTAGAGGGCTTCTCGCAAGCGCCCCACTACGTCTAGCTGCTGGTATCATGACTGGAGGTCTCTCTGAAGGCTTTATAGCTGCTGGTAAAGGCTTGACAGGTGATACACTACATGCAGGTGACTGGTTGTCGATTGGTACTGCGGGACTACAGGTGTCTGGTATGATAGCTCCTCCTGTAGACGCAGCAGCCGCAGCAGAGGCAGGTTCAGCAGCAATGCAGGCAGCAGACGCAGCAGGTCTATCTAACGCAGCAGCAATGGCAGCGGGTAATGCAGCACAAGCTGCCGCATTAGCAGGTAAAGGCTTAGGGACTTTATCTTATGCTCAAACCTCAGGTCTTATGAGAGCAGCAGCATCAGGTGATCTTAAAGGTGCCGTGCTTACTTATTTTGGCCCTGACTTAATAGACAGAGGTTTAGAAACTGTAGGACTAGACCCTGCTATGGTTAGTCAGCTAGGCATTAGTGATCGTGAGTTTAAAACAGGTTTGTCTACTGCGGCAGCGGCTCTAGCTGAAGGCGGTTCATTGGACGATGCTCTTAAATCTGGCTTTATAAACTATATACAAGAAGGTGGGTCTTTCGGTAGCTGGACGGACAACATTAGCCCTAACATTGACTTCGGTGTTGTGGGTGACGCTGTTAGCTGGTTAGCTGATAAAATACAAACAGGAGCTTCTGCATTAGGAGACCTTGTTAATCCTTTAGATAATAGACTAGATGATGTAACTCCTGATACTGTTAAAGACATTGTGTCATCCGCAGGTAGAGACTTTGAGGATTGGCTTAAGGACACAGCAACAGGGATGCTTACAGGAGCAGCAGGAGCTGCACTGTTAGGCGGTGGGGACAACGGCTTCACAATGCCTACCTTCTCTCCTAGTTCAACAGGAACAACAGATAAACTCTTTGGTGACAAAGAATTATTTAAATTTAAAAACAGAATAGAACTTAGTGAATTTAAGGATATAGAAGCAGGGACTCCGGTTTCTATTGAAGAGTTCCTAACCTCACCGTTTGAATCTGACTTTGCACAAACACAAGAAAGGTTTATATAATGACATACCTACAGCTAGTAAACAAAGTATTAGTTAGACTTCGTGAGAATGAAGTTAGTACTGTTAACGAAAACTCGTATTCAAAGCTGATAGGAGAGTATGTTAATGAAGCTAAAAATACAGTAGAGACTGCATGGGACTGGACAGGGCTACGTACTACACTTTCTGTAGACACACAAGCTAATGTCTTTAACTATGTACTGACAGACGCTGACAGCACTATTAAGATGTTGGACGCTACTAATGACAGCTTAAATTCTTTCTTAGGCTACAAATCATCTCGTTGGTTTGATCAAGCATTCCTAGACTTCGCCAGTGTACCTAAAGGAACTACACAGTTCTATAGCATCAACGGTATCAACAGTGTCGATCTGTACCCTATCCCAGACAAAGAGTATACGTTACGCTTTAATCTTGTTCTTCGTAAAGGTGACTTCACGCTAGATGAGGAAGTACTGTACGTACCTTTTAACCCTGTTGTGCGTAAAGCAACAGCTTTAGCGTCAAGAGAAAGAGGAGAAACTGGTGGCACTAGCGCAGCAGAGTTGTTTGCACTGGCTGATGATTCACTAGCAGATGCTATTGCTATGGACGCAGCTTTACACCCTGAAGAAACTATCTGGTATTCATAATGGGATCACAATTACAGAACATAACAATAGCAGCCCCAGGATTTGCTGGTTTAAACACACAGGATTCCCCTGTTGGTCTAAACCCTGCATTTGCTGCTGTTGCTGACAACTGTGTTATTGATCAGTTTGGTAGAATAGGTGCAAGGAAAGGTTATTCAACAGTCTCTACCAACGGTGCTGCTGTATTAGGGAGTAGCCGTGGTATAGAAGGCATACACGAGTTTGTTGCTAGAAATGGTACAAAGACTGTATTCTCTGTAGGCAACAACAAGATATTTACAGGCACTACTACACTAGCTGAAGTAACTATGCCAGCGGGCTACAGTATAACAGCTAACAACTGGAAGATTGTTACGTTTAACAACAACGTCCACTTTTATCAACGTGGTCATTCTCCTCTGGTATCTACTGCTGGCTCTACTACATTAGTGGTGTCAGTAGATGCCTCACACGCAGCTCCTTTAGGTAATGAAGTCTTAGCAGCCGCTGGTAGACTTTGGGTAGCAGACTTAACAGGCAACAAGCACACTGTCTACTGGTCAGATACTTTACTAGGTAACAAGTTTCACGGAGGCGCATCAGGCAGTCTTGACGTAACACTTGTATGGCCCACAGGCACTGACGAGATAGTAGCCTTAACAGAACACAATGACTTCCTGATTATCTTTGGTAAGAAGTCTATTATTGTTTATCAAGGAACGGCTGATCCTACAAATACTTTAGTGCTTGCAGATACTATTGAAGGCGTGGGTTGTATAGCCCGTGACTCAGTACAGCACACAGGCACTGATGTCTTATTCCTGTCAAACTCTGGGCTACGTAGCTTTGGTAGAGTAGTGCAGGAAAAGTCTTTACCCATGCGTGACATCAGTAAAAATGTACGTAATGATTTAAAAGACAGAGTAGCGTCAGAACTTTTACCTATTAAGAGCTTATACAGCCCAGATGAGGCGTTCTACCTTCTTACATTCCCCTCTACTGACGTTGTCTATTGTTTTGATATGCGTACCGCTATAGATGAAACAGGGGCGCACAGGGCTACTACGTGGTCAGGACTAGACCCTCTAGCTTTAACACTTTTAGATGATGGTTCTCTATACATAGGGCTGACCACAGGTATTGTTAAATATGATACTTACTTAGACGGTACAAACGAATACCAGTTACGTTACTTCAGTAACTTTATGGACTTTGGCAGCCCCTCTAATTTAAAGTTTTTAAAGAAGTTTAACATTACGCTTGTCGGTGCATACAACACATCAACTACTTTAAGCTGGAGCTATGACTATACAGGTGCTTTCTCTAAACATATCTTTACTACTCCCCTTACTAATGCTATTGCAGAGTACGGAATAGCGGAGTATGGCATAGGTGAGTACTCTGGAGGCTATGATGCCTTAGTTCGTAAACCTACTGTTAACACAGGAGGCAGCGGCTCTATTGTTACTGTTGGTATTGAAGCACAAATCACTGGCGCACCTTATTCCATACAAAAAATTGACATACATGCCTTACTAGGGAGACTTATTTAAATGTCTAATTACACTAAGACCACTAACTTTGCAACAAAAGACGCTCTACCCTCTGGTAATGCAAACAAGATTGTAAGAGGAACAGAGATTGACACAGAGTATACTAACATTGCTATTGCAATAAGTAGTAAAGTAGATGTTAATAACCCTGTCTTTACAGGCACACTAACTATTGCACAAATTGATGGAGGTACATTCTAATGTCTTTTATAGAAGACTTACTACGAGCAGGAGCTGGATATTACACTGGCAAAGAAGGCATCAAGGGTGCTACTCAAGTAGGCTCAGAAGGGCTTGCATTATCAGAAGGCATAGGTACAAGAGCTTCTGACGCTACCCAGTTCCAGCCTTATGGCGTAACCTCTAGTCTTGCTAATGTAGGCGTGGGTGCAGGAGGTGGCTTTAATCTAAGTCTTTCACCGGAACAACAGGCATTACAAGACCAGCTATTAGGTCAGGCCCAAGGCATGTTTGGTGCCGCAGGTAGCGGTGACTTTGCAGGAGATCAAGCGGCTCTCTATGAGCAAATAAGAGCCACACAGCGCCCTGATGAAGAGCGTAACCGTCAAGCTACAGAGTCTAGGCTGCTCTCTCAAGGCCGCTTAGGTTTATCTTCTAGTGCTTATGGTGGTGGTTCTCCTGAGATGTTTGCTCAAGAAGCAGCACGTCAGGAAGCTATGGGCCGTGCTAACTTAGGCGCAAGGAATCAACTGCTGAGTGAAAGAGAACAATCAATTGCTGGTGGTATGAACTTGATGAACGCTGGCTTTGCTCCACAAACTCAAGCCATGGGTATGCTAGGACAAGGTGTACAGACAGGTCAGCTTGCTCAGAGAGGCCAGATTAGAGGCGCAGAACTACAAGCAGCGGCTGGTTCGCAGGGTGTAGAGTCTTACTTACAGGGCGCTAAGTTAGCTAATAACTTACAACAGCAGCAGCTACAGGGCATGGCAAGTGGATTGTTTGGTAGTGGCCTTAGCCCAGAGCAGCAGTTTATTGCTCAACTCTTAGGTGGCGAAGGAGGTGCTGGAGGTTCTGGAGGAATGATGGGTGCTTTAGGTTTTGGTGATAGCAGTACCCCATCGTGGCTTAAAGAGTTAGGAGATAGGTTTGGTTTTGGAGGAGCTAGTGGTTTAAGTGATGCTGCGCTAAGGGCAATGGGGAATAATAATTTGTCATATATGGGCCAAGACGAGGCATTAGAAACTCCCGAAGAAGAAGCCGCAAGACTACAAAGAGAAGCTGAAATAAACTTAGGTAACGTAGGGTAAAGAGGGTATAATAATGGCACAAGATTTAGCAGGTATGTTAACAGGCATATCCCCTCAAGGCATTAGCCCTACGGGTAACTATGAGCAACAAGCAATGGCCTTAGGCGCTAATGCTTCCAACATGATGCAGGGTGGCTTACAGGGGCTTACAGGCCGTCCAGATAAATCCCTTGAGCTTAGGAAGGCACTTTCTGCGTTAGACATTAACAAAACAGAAGACCTTAAGAAGCTTATCCAGATTAGTCAAGCCACAGGTGACATTAAGACAGCTACAGCACTTGCCGCAAAGCTACAAGAGAAAACACTTTTAGCTACTCAACGGGAAGGGTTAATTAAACAAGCTAAAGATTTAGGGCTAGACCAAACTGCTGAGGTTCTTATCGCTGGCGGTTCCATTGAGGCGGGAACTAAGCAAGTCTTAGAGCAAGAAGAGCGTAATGTTATTGCCAAACAAGGCCGTAAAGGCAAGCTGGCTGTGGCTGAGTCTAAAAACGCTGGACAAGCTGTGTATGACTCAATAAATCGCGGTAAGTATGATAAAATGTCAGACACTCTCTTTTTAGAGACCATGAAAGGAGAGAAGGCAACTTTAAAAGCTTATAAAAGAATAGTGGACGGTAAAGAAACTATTGAACCTTATCGTATCAATGAGGCAGGTAAGGCTTATGATGAAAAAACTAAGAAGTGGGTCAACCCTAGTGAATTAGGCTTGCTTATAGCTCCTCAGGAAACTAAGGCTATTAATCAAGCAGACACCGTTATTTCTAATTTAACAGACGGTCTTACTACTCAGTATTTAGAGACATTTAAAGACGCAAAGTCTGCTATAAAAGTAATGGCTACTAACCAATCAACAAGAGAAATCTTAAGTGAAGGTGTACGTACTGGTTTTGGAACAGATTGGGCAAACAAATCATTAGAGATTATTAACAAGACAGGGCTGTTGCCTGATAAATACATGGACGGAGTAGCTGCTTCTAAAGCATTAATGGCTTCAAGAAGTGAAGCTGTGTTGGCCTCTATTGATATCTTTGGTGGTGGACAAGGGTTTACAGAACAAGATAGGAAATTCCTTGAAGCTACAAAAGGTGCTGATGCTTCTCTTGATGGAGCAACCATTAATAGGCTTTTAGACCTTGAAGAGCGTGTGGCTCGTGCTGCTATCCAGTTAAACAACGAAACCCTTGAGGGAGTTATGAAACTTGCTGCTGGTCGCGGTGAAGACACAACATCACTCACAAACGCTTTTTATATACCACAACCTACTCAGTTTCTACAACCAACGCAAGACGAAGCATCAGCGACTGGCGGCTATTCACCTGAGACTCTTGATTTATTAGAAAGAATGGGTATTCCAGTAGGAGGCGATCAATGAACGAAGACCAACTAAGGGCAGCAATAGAACAAGCCGTCAAGGAAAACAAAGTAAATGTTGTTACTGAGCTGGCTCCTATTTTAGAACAAAAAATTAATCAAAGAGAGAGAAAGATTAAGGAAAGTGAAGGTCGTTATGTTGCTGCTTCAGGATTAACTGAGGAAGACTTTGGACAATTTACAGAGAATGTTGGAAAGGCTCCTGAAGAGTTTACAAATTTTGCAAAACAACAAGCTTCTGCTGCGATTCAAGGAGATATAGGCTATGGGAGAGCTGGTTTTAATATAGCGGCTAAAGGCGGTTTTGATGCTTTAAACACGGTAGTTAGTGAAGGTATACAACTAGCTACTAAAAACGCGATGGTTCAGATTTTTCCTAATCAAATGGAAGAGTATGTCGCTAACAAAATAAAAGACACTGTAATGCCTTTAATAGACAACCCTGTAACTAAAAAAGGATTAGAGATATTAAGCGGCCCTGCTGGTTATGTTAGGGATGCTTGGGTTAATTACTCAACGGAAAACCCTAATGACGCTGCAACAATTGAAGGTGTTGTTAATGTAGCACAGTGGTTAAAACCGCCATCTTTACGTGGCCCAGCTCCTGACACAACTGCTGGTTTACTGGGTAGAGCAGGTGACAGTCTTTATGAGTCTGGTAGGAAAAAAATAGTAAAGGCAGACCGTGGTTTTCTACTTGAACTGGCAAGCCCTGTACCCACACAAGAAATCCTAAGGAACCAAGCACGGACAAACGTAAAAAATAAATGGGGAACGCTGGAGGTTGTACCTACGGCAGATGAAGAAGAAGTGGTCAGTAACCTACTAGAGTTAAATTTAAAAAAGGGTGTAAGTTTTACAGAGAATGGACAGGCAATTTCAAAAGCTGTAGAAGCTAAACAAAACAGCCTAAACAAGAAATTAGCAAAATCAAAAGTTAAATTAAATAAAAAAGAATTATTGAGTGATTTAAAAAACGTAGCTGATAACTTACAGTCAAAAAATCCTGCTCTTGTTGGTGATGCTGAAAAGTCAGCACAGAAGATTTTTAATCTTGTAGAGGTGCTAGTTAAAGAGTCTGACGGTTCTGCGTTAAGTATTCTAAACATACGTAGGCAGATAGATAAAGAACTTAGTAAGTTAGGCAAAGGCGGGTGGGATGGTAACAAGCAGAACGGTATTGACATTGCCTCTCGTGCTATGCGTGATCGTTTAAACCTTAAGGTTGCTGAAGCTGTACCTGATGTTAATGTACAAAAAGACTTGCGTAAAATGCATTTGTGGCTTAAGGCTCACGACAATGTATTGGATAAAGCGGCTAACGATGCTAATTTAAAAGTAGGCCGCATTGTTCAAAATATTGAAGGAGCTACAGGAACTAAGGCTCCAACAACAGCTATCAGTAAGTACATAGCGGGTAGTTTAGCGATAACAGGTGTTGCAGGTATCGCAGCTTCTGGTTATTTGCCCCTTGTAACAGCGGTGTCAGCGGCTGGTGCTATTGGTTACGCTATTAAACGAGGGGCGGTTAGCCCTAATGTTCGTAAATCGTTAGGTGTGATGCTTAGGAGCGCAGATGATGCAATTAAAGCAACTAACAACTCAGCTATGAAGAAAGCTATTGCTGCTGACAGGGCGTTTATTGTGGAAATAATGAAGCTCCCTACAACCCAAGCAGAAGACATTACTGAAGAAGAAATGAAAGAGGCGGGTTTATAATGGCTGATTCTACGTTACAGCGTTATGACGAACTATTGAGTCAAGACTTAAGCAAGACTTCTTCTAAAGAAAACTTTAATAAAAGAATAGACAACGTAAAAAGAACAGCCAGTAGGCAAACCGCTGGCAACCCTTACGTGAACTCTGCTGAGTTACTGTTATCAGGAGCTGGACAGACCGCAGGTTTACTGGGTGACGCAATAGGCGAGTTTGTCCCTACTTATATATCAGAACCTTCAGAAAAAATAGCGGAAAGCTTAGGCAACGCTATGATGTCTACAGATTTTGGTAAAAAAATAGCTGAGTTTGCAACGGAAACTGCTAAAGAGTACCCACGTAGTGTGGATGCCGCTGGTAATTTCTTAAATCTGGCGGCAGTTACAGGAGCAGGTGCTGGTGTTAAAAGCATGGGTTCTTCTCTTGGTAACGTAGCAAACCGAACGTCATTAAGCACACAAACAAACATTCCTAAGTTTTATGAAGACCCT